ATTCTAAAATAGTCTCCACCCATACCCATAGGAGCTTGGAAATCTAAATTTTTTCTTGTGGCTAGTGCATAGTTTTTCATGACAGATGGACCTTCTTTTACAAACATTTCGTTCCAGTCTTTATAGGACTTATGAGGACTAACGAACATTAATCGTTCTTTTAAGTTTTTTGACTCAATGTTTTTGTTAATCATGTCTGTCATTGTGGTCATGCCTCCCAGACCAGCCTTGTCATTATCAAGACATATAACTATCTTGTAATCTTTTATTAAATTCATTTGTTTTTCACTTAGGTTTTTGCCGCCGCAAGCAACCCCGTTTAGCCCACTGTAGAAGAGACTAAGTGCGTCAAACTCTCCTTCACAAAGATATATTTCTTCATTTTTCTCAGCCCAGTTTCCTCCTGCGAAAAATAAAACGTCAGACTTGCCGACTCCAACTTCTTTAGGTGGACCTAAGTATCTAATTCTTGAATTACCAACATGTCTACCGTTCCAATAAAAAAGATCTCCAGAAGAATCATAATATGGAATTATTATTCTTGCTTTATAAGGGGCTGTCTTGCAGATATACAATCCATCCGTAGGTATTTTTCTTTTAGCAAGATATTCAGAAGCTAAATTTCTCCAAAAATTATTCTTTGGCAAAGAGCTTATTAGACAGCTTCCTTCTGGCAAAGATAGTTGGACTTTTTCGGGCTTGCTTATTTTTACATCTTGATTTTCATCTATGTTTTCAAAAAACTCAAAAAGCTTTTCTTCTAATTCTGATATTGTTGATCTACCATGTAGAACGCATATGGCTTTTTCAAAGCTACACTTATCTACAATTTGTATTAATTTCGGAAGGGAGCCTTTTTTATCTGTTTTGAAGCAATGAAAAACACCATTTTTTCTTTCTGTTTTGCCGCCTGATGGGCTACACCATAGATGGTATTTTGTATCATCTGCAAATATAGAGTTTAATACAATCTCGTTTCCCTTGACGACTACATCTCCGTCAAAGCGATCTTCTGCCCATTTTTGGAAGTTCTCAAAGATTCCCATGTTCAAATTATATCGATTTTTGTTCTTTTTTGCAATTCGATTTACTCCTATAGTTTATGAAAATAGAACATTTATCAGTCAGTAGAAAACAACTTTGGGATCAATGCAACCAGGCATATAAATACAAATATCATTTAAAACTATCATCTCAAGAGCCTGAGCCTGAGTATTTTCTTTACGGAAAACTTGTTCATAAAGTGGCAGAGGAGTATGTCAAGAATAAAGGTGAAATAGAAATAAATAAATTTCTTCAGCCGTATTTAAAAGGTGAACTGATGCTAGAGGATAAGAAGGTAGAATTAACATCTGAATACAAAAATAAATTAAATGAACATATAACAAATATTAAAAAATTAAGCGATAGAGTAGGCTTTGATGGAGAAACAGAATATTTTTTTAAATATGATTTAGATCCTCCGCATGAGAAATATTTAACAGGTGTTATAGATCGATTGATAATCAAAGATGATATGTGCTTTATAATAGACTATAAGACTACGAAGAAGGGTAGGTGGAGGAAAACTCCTCAAACAATACGTCAAGATACACAGATGTTGTGCTATGCAAAAGTTGTACAAAAGCTTTTTGGAATAAAAGCAGAAAATATAAGGGCTGCTCTTTATTATTTGGATGGCGGAGATTTAATACCAACTAAATTCAATCAATCTATGCTTGATGGAGTGGAGAAAATGCTATTGAGTATATACAATGATATTCAAGCTAAGGATCCGGAAAATGTTTTCGGAAGGACCGGGGATCACTGCAGGCGCTGCGATTTTCGTAAATTATGCCCATTCTACTCATTGACTTAGAGAGATGGCATCAGAATATAATCTCCTTCAATTATTTCTTTTTTATTTGTATTTCTATTTAAAATAATTACTTTTTGTTTTTTAATTTTAAGAAGCCAGTCGAAACCATTCTTATTCCAAAAATCATGAATAACAGGTAATGATGTAAAAAATCCTTGTCCTCCACCATCGAATGCTGTAGTTCCCCAACAAGTTCCTATATAGAAAAAGTTATCATCGACAAGACCGCCGCCGGATCTGCCGGGTCTTGGGCTGTTTTGAATGGTTACTAAATCTCCTCTATTTCTTAACCCTACTATCTCTACTTTATAATGAGCCACTTCGTTTCCTCCGTCGCAACCCATAGAATGAGCTATTGTGCCTTTAACATAAGGGTAGTCTTTTTGAGCTATTGGGAAATAATCAGGGACCCAGTCGGGCGTAAACTTTATTAGAGCTGTATCACAACCTTCAACATAACTGTAAAATAAAACGCTTGCATCGTATGTTTTTGTTTCATCTAACTTCTTATTATTATGAAACCAAGTTAGAACCTTGCATTTTAGCTTTTTGATTTTTGCTTGCTCATAATTCAAGACACCAGGATTCCAAAGGTGTCCACACGTTGCCACATAAGCTGTATTATCTTTTTTATCATAATAAATTATTGTCCCAGAACCGCTTGCTCCATTTACCATAATTTTTAAAGAAGGAGATAAAAACTTTTTGTATTCTTCGCCTCTTTCTTCTATTGGCATTCCATAAAGATCGTTTTCCCCCGTCAGAGGAACAGTGGGGACCAATGGCATATTATCCATTGGATGTTTAATTCTTTGGGCAAAAGCCGAAGATGTAAAACACAATAACAAAAAGAAAAAACACAAATATTTAACCATAATGTATTTATTAGTTTTGCTAAAAATATTACTCATATAATGTTATGAATTCTATACTGTGCGTTTCTCACAATGTTTTTTTAACAAGAGAACAAAGATACGATATTTATGAAGGAAAACAAATAGAGGTTGTGGGTGTTAGTGTGCCCGTTTGGTTTTATGACAAGAGTGAGACATCTGAGCCTGCAATAGAAGTTTTTTGTAAATACATTATTGCAAATGATGATAAAAATCAATCAAAAGGAATAGATGTAACAGACGATGGCTATAAGATATACCTGGCTAGAGAAGGCGATAATATCTTGCCTACAAAAATAAAAAAGTTTTTTAAGAAAAAAAAAGATTACATACCTTGTTCGAAATTATTATTGGATATAAAAGATGGCGGAGCAGAATGGATTAATTTTAAAGTATATGAAATTTCAGATTATATCAATATAATCCATAGTATAGAAATTCAAAAAATAGAAAATTTAAACGAATCTTTAATTACTTAGAGAAAGATTCACAACCAAAACAATAGAATCTCCAGCAGCCATTGTTAATACTTGATTTAATTTAACAGAAGAAATTAAATATTCAATACCACTCTGTTTAGCAGTTAGAAATATATTTTTGACTGGTCCCCATGCTGGGCTTACGCCAGTTGATGCATTAAAAGTTATATTGCCACTTTTTACAACATAAACAGAATTGGAAATGGTTGGTGTAGACCAAGAAGTTATTTTTTGTCTGCTGTAACCGTTTGCAGAGGGCTCGTTCACAAGAGAAGACATAACATCAGATGTGCTTAATGTAGTTCTATTGTCAAGTCCGGCATAATAAAAATCTGCTCTTGTTGTGTTTCCAAAAAGACAACTCAAAATATAAAACTCACCCGATTGATGTAGTGTGTTTTTTAAGTTGCTTTGCTCGTATTTTATGTAATTGTTTTTATCAAATAATTTTATATTTTCAATTGTCAATAGTCTCATTTGATTTTCCCTTTTCTCTTTCTTTTTCAATCAATCCCTCTAGAATCTGGAGAGTTTCTAATGGATATGCATATTTGGCTGATTTGGCTTCACCTAATCTGCTATTATTTCTTTTTTTATTTTTAATTATGAGTTTATTAAAACCATTTATAAGCTGAGAAATTATGCTTTTAAGATCTGCCGATTCATTTGAAGAATCACAATTCTTATAAGCTAATTCTAAATAGTTTACAACCGTCTCATAGTTATGTTTCACAATTTACCATCCAAACTCTTTTAATATTTTATTATTTTTTCTATATAAATTAAAAAGAAGCTCTTGTTGCTCTTCACTAATAGAGGAACTTGTGCTTATTTCTTCTTCAATAAAATCTTCATATCTTGAATCAAAAAGCTCTCTTTTAATTTCTTGACAAACGTCACTGCTTAAAATACTTGTCGCTTCCTGGGGAGCAGAAGCTCCAACTGGTAAGTCTTGAATCATCTGGTTTCTGACGTACAAAGATAAACATAAAGCTGAGATTGCATCGTCATGCTTTCTTTTTTGAGCCTCGGCTCTTTTAGTAACTGGGTTATATTCAAATGTTTGCAACTCAGAAGTTAGACGGGCACTATTTATCCTAATTGATTTGCTAAGAATTCTACTTTGCATAGCCTCCAGTAGCATTGGTCTATTTATTCTATTTACCTTAAAACCTATTGTTTGCGCCCCACTCTTCTTAGTTTCAAAAAATATATTTTCATAAAACAGCGTGTTCTGCAGAGAACTTAAGACGGCTCCGCCGGCAGCCATGTTTTCAACCACTACTAAAGCTGTATTGTAATATACACCCACTTCTTTTATTATTTGTGCAAATAAATGCGGAGCTATTAAATTACTATAGAACTCAGCAACTTGTTCAAGTGTTTCCATATCAAGAATCTGGAAACAATTGTTGTCTGCATCCTCTCCCATGCCATCAGCACAGTCAACACCTATTATGTATTCTCTACTTTCATTTGGTTCTTTCCAAATCCACAAAGCACCTTTGTTGCTTTCGTCGGTTTCTAACTGTGCTGCTCTGCCGCTTTTATTTGTCCACTTAGGAAAAAGTTTTTTGATGGGAGGCATTTTTTCTGTATATTCAGTCAATTCTCTTATTATATTAGAGGGTATATAAGTTTCGCCAGAGCCTAAGAACTCTCTTAAAACTTCTTGCAGAAACCCTTTTTCTCCCAACTGACGTTTTTGTTCATCGATCCACTTTTCGTTGTTATATTCTGGGTGCTCCCAATAGTCCAGATCTATGACGTTAAACATATTTCTTTTTTCTCTTGCATCATTATATGTTTGTTCATACCAGTTTCCCATACCGTTAACCGTGGATATCAAAACACAGCTGCCACCTGTGCTCAAGACTGGCCACATAGCTTTCCAATGTTTATCCATATCGGGTATGAATGCAGCTTCGTCTATTATTAAAAATGTAACGCTTTTACCACGGGAAGCTTCTGGTGAATAGAATTTCAAGGCGCCCCCAGTGTCAGAAAATTCTTTTAAATGATCATTCCACTTCTTGTCTTTTTTTGGAATAAGCCAAGAAGGCAAGTGCTCTACCGCTCTGTCTATTATAGCTCCTGTGTCTGTGGCTTCTCTGTCTGTTTTAGATATCAACATTATTTGTTGATCCAATTTAAACATACATCTCCACAAACCCCAAAGAAGAGTGACTGTGGTAAGACCGCCCTGTCTAAACTTAGAAATTATATTAAATCTGTTCTTTTCGTAATCACTTATTACTTTTCTTTGATAGTTAAAAGGAACGAATGGTATCAATCCCTTAACAGGATGAAGGATTTTAATATACTTGTGACAAAAATACTCAAAACTATTGACACATTTAACAATTTCTTTTTTTTGTCTGTCCATATCATATGAATTTACCTCATCCATTTTTTCTGTTGGATCTATGGCGAACTCATAATTACTTAAGGTAAAGTACTTGGGATCGTAATGTTTTAAATAATACTCTTTAAAGTCCATAAGTTTATCTATTAAAAAAGCCCCTAAAAATCAGGGGCTTTAAAAAAGAAAGGAAATTAATCTTGATTGTAATCAATATTCTTCATCTTCATCTTCATCTTCATCCCAATCCTCATCGTCATCTTCATCCTCGTCTTCATCCCAATCCTCATCGTCCTCATCGTCATCTTCATCCTCATCGTCACCTACCTCTTCCCACTCCCCGCCCCAGTCTTCATCTTCCTCGCCATCCTCCTCTTCTTCATCTTCATAGTCATTATAATCTTCTTCTTCATCATCGTTATCATCAACGAAATAATCTTCGTCTCTTGAAAAACAAAAAACATTAAGAAGCTTCTCTGGGAGCATGGTTTCAAAGTCTATAATTTGGGGCATCTTTTATTTTCCTTTCTTTTTCAACAACAGAGGTGAAAATTTACCATTAAATTAACTTTAAGTCAACCTATCTCTTTTTGGGCAAATATAGTATAGTTTAATTTATAAATTTATTTCTGACTAATTTATTGTTTTCTACTTTAAATAGATTTCCTAATAAATTATTCTTACTCAAACTATTTAAGCACATAACCGCAATATTTACATTTTCTTCAATATTATTGGTAGATTGTATAAATATACCACCCTTTGATAATTCATATCTATCCTCGAAAGGCACTTCTATTTCAACATTATAAAGATTTTTATTTAAAATATCTTTTTTGCTCACATAATCCGATATCTTTAAAGTCTTTATTTTCTCCATATCGCTATAAATCTCAGTTCCTTCAGACTCTATTTTCAGAAACTTTTTATCTCCTTTTACATTATCAAAAGAAAAATTATTCAATAAGCTTATTTTTCCAATAATATTTCTTTCTGTGAACACCTTATTTAATGTTTCAGAATATTTTGATCCATTTCCAGAGTCAATTAATATTATTTTTTTTTCCAAAGCTTCAAATAGTCTGGCTGTCATGGGCACATTCTGAACGGCTTCGAAAAAATAACGAGCCATAATATCTTTTGCAGACATCAAAGAATCGTATTGATTAATATTATTTTTAACATTAAAATTATAAATTCCAACTAAGCAGGCGTACCACGCACCAGTCCAAACTCTGCTAAAGTTATGACATTCTCTGCTCAAGACGTTATCAGGAGTGTTATCTGATAGTCTGTCTGGGGAGACGTAGTTAAAGTTATTGGCTGCATCTCTTAAAAATAAAGGACTGTACCCCTTTTTTCCTTTTGTTATATTGAATATAGCTTTGGCAAGCTCTTCTGCGAGCTTTGATATGACATTACTCTTGCTGAGATCTCCAGAAGTTTGTTTTAAAGCCATATTCACAAGATCTTTATTTTCCATTATGTTTAATATCGCAACTATATCTCCAAAAGATTCGTGTAAAGCCCAAACTTCATAAGATTGAACATTCCAAAAATCTGGTCTTATAGCATCCAAAAGGGCGTGACCAGTTTCGTGAGAAACTATGTCGCTACTGTCGGCTGTATAAATATTCTTTTTAACAACAGGATCAAGTGCATAAAAGAACTTTAGGCTGTGTCTATCGTAAAAAGCATTTAGATCTTGACCAGCGGTTGGATATACATTTAATTTACTAGTCGCTGCCCAACGCCCAGGAAATTTTTTCATTTTTGGCGTAATATTGCCAACAGTGTTGTTGACTATGGCATAGCAATTGGCTGCTCTGCCTTCTGGCGTGGTCATTTTGTGTCCACCACCTACGAATCCGCTGACATCAATAGGCAAAACAGAGCCAGAATATATGGTGCTTCCTATTAATTCCGGGGTTGTTGGATCATTCACCCAATATTCTATGGGTTGATTATTATTCAGAATGTTTGTTTTTTTAGTTGGAAAAATCCAATTATATATTTTGTTTAGCATAAGAAACTCCTTTTTCTTTTGACTCTATAGATATATATTGTGTGAAGCCATGAAATTTAATGAACAACAAATAAAAGAAAAAAGAACAGTAGAAGCCATACAAAAAGAATACATGGGATTTCAAGGGAAGCTCGTATGTATAGCCAGAAATCTTGGTCATGAGATATTAGATCAAGGCGTAGTTAAAGAGACTTTGTCATATGATGATTTTTGGAAAACTTCCGGCGAAGACATACAGGAAATGGATATAGAATCAAATGTTGATTGCGTAGGTTGGTTTTTTGATGGACTTGGAATGGGCGTTAATTTAGAAATATTTGTTTTTGAAAATGATAAAAAAATTAAAGTAGCATATGAATCACAAAATGTTTATGAGGAAGTTTCGGGAGAATTAGAGGCTTATGTTCCAAACATTGTATGGGAGGAAAAGATAAACCCACTATACAAAAGGGCTAAAGAAAAGGAAATTAAGAGCCGAGAGAAGCAAAAAGAATTATCCAAATCAAATTTTGAAGAAAATAAGAAAAAATTGATAAATTACTTAAGTAATAAATGGGGAATATAATTATATATACCTGTACTTAAAAGGGAGACAAAAATGAAAAAACCTAACAAGAAAAATGAAACAAAACCATTGGATCAAAAACAAAAGCCCATGGTTCCTAAAAATAGAAAACAGCCCGCAAAAGAAAATAAATCTTTAGCTCCTAAGGCGGTTGAATCAAAAGTTGATGCCAAAAAATCAATGATACAAAAAATTGAAGAAAAGATGTCAGTAGCAAAAAAGAGTGATGCAAAACTGGATGTCTCAAAAGTTGTAGATAAAGTTTTAGTTGTATTTATTGCTCTTCAAGTAATAGGTTTAGTTTACCTGCTAGTTAAATAAGGATTAAAAATGTTTTTTCAAAATTTATTTGATCAAGAATTTCAAGGCTATTTAGTTTTAGGTGATAGACAAGCATCTATCACTTACAAGATACCAGCAAATAAAAATGCTCAAACAAAACAAATAGCTTGGAACTCTGGTCCGTACGATCTTTCATCTTTGAATACTTTGACTCTAAATTATTCTTGGGATAGAGATTTTAAAATATGGAGCTCAATTCAAATAAACATAGCTGGAGCAACTGCCTCACAAACAAGAGCTTCGGAAATAGCATCCGCATTAAATGCAAACCCAGTTTTTTCAGAACTACTTGTTGCTTCTGTTACCAAATTAAATAATGCAGACACAATTGTTGTATCCAAGAATAATCTAAAGCGTCAGGATATAAAGATTTATTTTAGCAATACAGGCGCCGAATCTTTATTAAAATTCAACAAATATGCAAGTGTTGCAGATCTTCCAAGTTATTTTGAAAGACACACAATAGAAAATAGATTAACTTATCCAGATAGCCTCGGGATGTTA